TTTTAGGGGGATTGATGATCCTTTGAAAATCACTTCTATCACGGTAGACGCTGGCGTACTTTGTTGGTTGTGGGTTGAAGAAGCCTATGAAATCACGTCAGAAGCGGCATTTGATACGTTAGATGAATCTATTCGAGGAGAAGTACCTACGGGGCTATTTAAGCAGGCAACGTTGACGTTTAACCCTTGGAATGAAAAGCATTGGCTTAAAAAACGCTTTTTTGATAAGGCGGATAAAGATGTTCTTGCCAAAACCACAAATTATCGATGCAATGAGTTTCTCGATGAATCTGACCGGGATATGTTTGAACGTATGCGCTTAACGAATCCGCGGCGATATCAAGTGGCGGGGCTTGGCGATTGGGGGATTGTTGAGGGGCTGGTATATGAAAACTGGGAAGAACGGGCATTTGATTTTTCAGAAATTGCAAAAAGAGAAAACGTGCATTCTGCTTTCGGCCTTGACTTCGGTTATACTAACGACCCGTCCGCGTTGTTCTGCGGTTTGGTAGATACCGTGCGAAAAGAAATATACGTATTTGACGAGATGTATAAAAAGGCAATGACAAATGAAATGATCTACAAAGAAATAGTGCGAATGGGATACGCAAAAGAAAAAATTATAGCGGACAGTGCCGAACCGAAATCCATCGCGCAACTTCGTGGACTTGGGTTGCTACATATACACGGTGCGAAAAAAGGTAAGGATAGCATTTTAAATGGCATACAGCTTGTACAAGATTATAAAATAATAATTCATCCGCAATGTGTAAATTTTATAACAGAAATAACGAATTATACGTGGGATAAAGATAAATTTGATAATCAAATAAACAAACCGATAGATGATTTTAACCATTTATTAGATGCAATGAGATATGCGATGGAACGATTCGGAAGGAAAGTAAGCGGCATTCAATTTTTAAAGTAGGCGGTGAATGATGGATTTTAGCTTAAATACATTGTGGAATAACATAATACGACGTGGGAGTAACAGCGGACTTACGGAAATAGAGTTTCTGGAGCGGGAAATTCAAGCGTGGCTCACGAGTGAAAAAAGAAATATGATGCTTGCCGGTAAAAGATACTATGATGGGGAGCATGATATTTTAAGCAAACAAAGGCAGGCGGTAGATGAATGCGGTAATATGCGAACAATAAACGGACTGCCCAATAACCAAATAGTAGACAACAGATACGTTGAACTTGTAGAACAGAAAGTAAATTATCTTTTGGCAAAACCTGTTGAAGTAAAGACGGAAGATGAAAATTACGGGAAAAAACTGGATAAAATATTTAACAACATATTTCGTAAAAGAATGAAAAATTTAGGAATAGACATATTAAATTGCGGAATAGGATACTTGCATCCCTACATAAAAGAAGATGGAACATTTGCAATAAAAAGGTTCAATCCGGAAGAAATACTTCCGTTTTGGAAAGACGAAGAACATGAAATAATAGATTCATTCATAAGAATATATCCGGTAAGCGTATATGAAGGCAAGCAAAAGAAAATAATACAAAAAGCAGACTACTATACAAAACAAGGAATAAAGCACTATGTATATGAAAATCAAAATCTTGTTCCGGACGTAGAAAAACAAGAAGAAGCATATTTAAACATAAACGAAAACCCTTTTACTTGGAGCAAAATTCCGCTTGTTGCATTTAAATATAATCAGCGCGAAATACCGTTAATTAAACGTGTTAAGTGTTTACAAGATGCATTAAATATTCTATTAAGTAATTATTCCGACAATATGATGGAAGACATCAGAAGCACTGTATTAATACTTGAAGGATATGAAGGAGAAGATCTTGCAACATTCAGAAAAAATCTGTTGGCATACGGAGTTGTAAAAGTAGGAACGGATGAACGAAAAGGCGACGTGAGAGAATTACGAATAGAAGTCAATGCAGCAAATTATGATTTGATTATCAAGCTTATTAAAAAAGCTATTATTGAAAACGGCAGCGGATTTGACGCAAAAGACGATCGTATGAGCAACAATCCCAATCAGATGAACATACGTTCAATATATTCAGATATAGATCTTGACGCAAACGGAATGGAACTTGAAATACAATCAAGTCTTGAACAATTAATGTTCTTTGTAAACACCTATTTAAACATTACAAATAACACACAAAATGAAAACGAAGTACAATTCATATTTTCAAGAGATACCCCGATAAACGAAGCGGAAGTAATCGAAAACTGCAGAAACTCCATAGGAATAATAAGCAAAGAAACAATTATTTCAAATCATCCGTGGACAAAAGACACACAAGAAGAAATGGGTAGACTGAAAAAAGAAACGGATGAACAAATGGAAGACTATGTATCAAACACCTTAAAGGAAAAGAAAGATGAATAACTATTGGCAAAAACGATATGAAAAACTGAAACTTTCAGAAATGAAAAAAGCGGAAATAACCGCTGCCAAGCAAAAAGAAATCTATCAAGAAACACTTACCCAACTAAGACAACAAGTACTTGATTGGTATGACAAATATGCAAGAGAAAACAATATAAGCCTTGCAGACGCACAAGAACAACTTACAACAAGCGAAAACAAAGAATTTAAAATAACGCTTGAAAAATACGGAGAACTTGCAAAAAAAGAAAATTTATCAAGCGAATACAAACGATTACTTGAAAATGTATCAATGAAAGTAAGACACGCAAGAAGTCAAAAACTCTATATTGACACAATACACCTTGTAGAACAACTTGCAAAAACACAAAAAATACAATTGGAAGAACTGTTAAAAGACGTGTACGAAGATAGCGTATACAAAACCGCATACGAAGTGCAAACAATGCAAGGCAAGTACACGCAAATGCAAGGACTGAATGAAAAAGAAATAAATGAAATAATCAAAAAACCGTGGACGGAAGACGGGAAAGAATTCTCGACACGCATATGGGAAAACAAACAAAAGCTCGTGCAAACCTTAACAAAGGAAATGACACGAGTTTTTATATTGAAAGAAAGCACAAGCCGAATAAATGAACGTATAACAAAACGTTTCAACGTATCATATAACGAAGCAAAAAGACTTATAGAAACGGAAACGGCATACATACAAGAAAAAGCCATGCTTGACACATACGATAAGCTGAACGTGGAAAAATACGAAATACTTGCAGTACTTGACAGCAAAACAAGCGAAATATGCAGACAAATGGACGGAAAAGTATTCGAAAGAAAAGACGCAAAAGCAGGAATAACACTTCCGCCGTTTCACTGTTACTGCAGAAGTACGACTGTACCGTACATTGAAGAATTAGATGAAGAAGAAACAAGAGCTGCAAGAGACGAAGAAGATAGGACGGAATTTGTTCCGAAAATGTCTTATGAAGAATGGAAGAAGAAATACATAAATAATAGAGGGAGGGAGATTGATTATTTAATAGTTAAACAACCAAAAGTAAAAACAGTCAAGAAAAATGAAATAGGGAAACGTGATGCCAAAGGAAGTATAATATATGCAGAAGATTATATGGTGGATATAAAAGCCGTTAATTCTAAATCTTATAGAGATAAATTTGAAAAATTATCTATTCCTAAACAAGTACAGGATTCTCTTCATAAAGAAGCTATTTATATATTGAATAAAATGAACGGAAAAGCAAACGAAATTGTTTCCGCCTTAGACGTGAGAACAGGAGAAATATTAGCTCGTTCAGATGCGGAAGGTATTTTAAAAAGCAGTTTTAATAAAAAACAATATGAAAAGATTATCTTATCGGGGAAGAAAATTGTATTGGTTCACAATCATCCCTGTGGCGGACGGTTCTCTTTTGTCGACATCAAGACCTGTTTTAAAAACGATATGATAGCTGCAAGCGTAGTTATAGGGCATGATGGCAGCGTGAGAATTATTCACGATTTTGACAGAAGTATTGATATTGAAAGTTTGTATAGAAATCTGTATAATGATGCTAAAGAGATTTATCCGTTAAAAAGTAAAGCTGAAGAATATGCCTTGACAAAATTATATAAGTGGGGAAATAAGGAAGGAGGTTTTAAATATGGAAAATTCAAATAAAAATAAAAAACGTTATTTAGAACAAGATGATAGCTCATTTTTAGAACTAACAAAAGAGGAAAGACTTGCAATTCAAAAAGAAGCTGAAAAAGATAATTCCGAAGATAGGTTTAAACGTGAGGATTATCTTATAAAGAAATAAAAGCCATCACACAGAAATGAGTGTGGTGGTTTTTTCTTCTCCTCTTTTGGGGCTTGTCACCTATTTGAAAAAATACAATTTGTAAATTGCCTTGTTGTAACGGAACTTGATTTAACACAAGAAGGCATGTGTGAGTTTGAAGTAAATTGCACGAAAGAGTTGATGAGAAAACTCATAAACAGTTAAATAATTCGGTTAACAGCACTCATACGAGTGTTTTTATTTTGTCTTTTTGTCATTGCAGACGATAAAGAACAAGACCGTAATTGTGAGGTGTGGCTCACGAAAATTAAGCGAAACAGGAGGATATTATGACAAAAGAAGAATTGAAAGCATTAGGACTTACGGATGAACAGATCGTAAAGGTGATTGAAGATTACGGTAAAAATTATGTATCAAAATCACAGTTCAATGAAAAGAACGAAGCTTTGAAGTTTGAGAAAGAAGAAAGGGGGAAACTTTCAAAAGAAATTGAAACATTGAAAAAGAGTAACAAAGACAATGAAGCACTTATAAAGCAAATAGAAGATTTGCAAAGTGCGGCAAAGGATCGTGAAAAGACATATCAAGAAGAACTTACAAAAATGAAATTTGATATGGCTTTGGAGCGTTCACTTACAGGTGCAAAGGCACGAAATGTAAAAGCCGTGCGTGCATTGCTTGATTTGAAAGATTTGAAACTTGACGATAAAGGTGAAATTCAAGGACTTAACGACAGAGTTGAAGCATTGAAAAAAACGGATGCTTATCTTTTTGAAAATGAAAGTAAACCGAAATTATCGGGCATAACACCTTTGGACAGTTCAAATGATAATCAAGAGTCAAGCATGCAATCGCAAATAGAAGCGGCATTAGGTATTTAAAAATAAAAGGAGAATAAATAATGGCAATTAATACTTTAGAAATGGCAACACTTTTTCAACAATCTTTAGATAAACAGATGCTGGTAGGAGCTACTTCCGGTTGGATGGAAGCAAATGCAACTCAAGTTAAATATAATGGCGGAGATACTGTAAGAATGCCTGAAATTTCTACGTCGGGGCTTGCAAAGTATGACCGTGATAAGGGATTCAATCAAGGGGCGGTAACCTTGAAATATGAAGATTATAAACTCACACAAGACAGAGGGCGCACATTTCACTTAGATGCAATGGATGTGGATGAATCGAATTTTATTGCGGCCGCAGGGAATGTCATGGGGAAATTTCAGAGAACACAGGTTGTTCCGGAAGTAGACGCGTATCGCTACTCTAAAATTGCGGAACTTGCAAAAAAGGAAAATCATATAACGGAAGCGGAACCGGCAAAAACTACAATTCTTGAAATGCTCGATGATGAAATTACAAAAATTCAGGATGTTATCGGAGAAAATTCAGGGCTTGTTATTGTAATGTCTACCCCTGTTCGTACCATTTTGAATAATGCAAAAGATATCCAGAAGTATTTAGATGTTGGGGAATTTTCGGCGGGAGAACTCAAAACAAAGGTGAAGACCTATAATGAAATTCCGATTTTATCCGCTCCTTCCGCACGCATGAAGACCGCATATACTTTTAATGACGGGAGTACAAACGGACAAGAAAAGGGAGGATTTGAGGCAACAAAAGAAGCAAAGGCTATTAACTGGATCATTATGGCACAAACTGCACCGATTGCTGTTTCAAAAACTGACAAGATTCGCATTTTCACACCGGACGTAAACCAAAAAGCCGACGCTTGGAAGCTTGATTATCGTAAATTTCACGATTTATGGATCTCTAAAAATAGCTTGGCTTCCGTTTGGGCAAATATAGGAGTTTGATATAGGAGGATTTTATGAAATTTACTGAAGCGGTAAACATGCAAGTGAGACAAATTACAGGTAAGGATATTTCAAAAGAAGATACAACTCTTTTGAAATACATTTCGCTTGATGCTGAAACTCATATAAAGAATTTCATAAATCGGGCATATATTCCTCAAGGGCTTTCATATTTATGGGTAAATCTTACGACTGCAAGATACATTGAAGTTAAATTATCTTCAAATGCATGGCAAGAGAATGAATTGAATGTCCCTAAAAGTATAAGGTTGGGAGATACTACGGTAGAACTTACAGGCGATGATGTAAAAACAAGGTTGACGGGTGCAATTGAAGCGTTGAGACGAGAGGATGATATGAAATGCTATCGAAGGCTCAAGTGGTAAGTGCAAGACGAGCAATAGAAAGACTATATACCGATACTTGTAAAATAATCACAGAGTGTGACGTACTTGATGACGAAAGCGGGATAATGAAAACGACAAGGGTAGTTTCTCAAAGCTATCCTTGTCGACTTTCATATAAAGATATTCCCAATGCAACTTCCGAGGGTATTCCGATAATGTCGCAAAGTGTAAAAATATTTCTTGCTCCTGAAAGAAAAATAAGTCCGGGGAGTGAAATTCATGCGGAGAGGCAAGGGAGAAATCTTGAATTTGTCTTGGCAGGAGTTGCTGCAGTATATGAAACGCATCAAGAGATTTCACTTACATTGAAGAAGGTGCATAATGGCTGATGTTTCATTTGATTTTTCAGGGTTTGAAGAGCTTGAAGAACGGCTAAATCGTATTTCAGGGGAAGCGTTTTTAAAAGTAAAAGAAGATGCTGTAAAAGAGTTGGCAAGTGTGTATTTGCGTAACGCAAAAGAAAACACGCCTGTATTAGGCATACAAACAAAAAAATTAGCGAATGGCACAGTGATTTCAACAGATTCGGAGCATATGCGACGAAGTTGGGATGCGGGGGATTTAGAAAGCACAAAAAAAGAAACAAAAATAAAAGTATATAATGGGGCTTCTTATGCGGCATTTGTGAATGACGGGCATCGACAGATAAAGGGGAGATTTGTACCGATATTAGGAAAATGCCTCGTTAAAGGGTGGGTTGAGGGATTATATATCACTGATAAAGCGGAAAATGCGGTAAAACGTAAAGCAAGTGCGATTTTAATCCGCAATCTGGAACGTATTTTAAGGGGATATAGTGAATGACAATTACGAATAATATTATCAAAGGAGTTTCAAAAAAATTATATAATTGTACGAAGTATCCTGTTTATGTGAATAAAAAGATGAACAACGTTCATTTCCCTTGTTTTTTCATTCGTTTGACCGATAATTCTCGCGATCATGTATTGGGAGTTAGATACCTGCAAACGCAGATGCTTGATATATGGTATTTGCCGAATGCCGAGGAAGAAATCATTATAAATGAAGTGTATGAGCTCGCTGAAAGTTTGTATACCCAACTTGAATACATAAATTGCGGGGAGGTTATTGTGCGGGGGACAGACATGAATTATAGAATTACTGATGGGGGGCTTCATTTTTTTGTCACCTATGAAGTGTTCTTATTTAAAGAAAAAAATAAAAAAGAGTTTATGAAGCATTTAAATGCGAAAGGACACATACATGACTGAAATTAGTGATAGTAATTTAAACCAAGATACTTATTTAGGGAAAGATATTTTACATTCCAAAAAGTATAAAAAACATGTAGATTTACTCAGAACAATTATAAAAGAAGATGATTTTTATGACTTGGAACGTATAGATAATCTTTTAAATGAGAGATTGACTAAAAAGGAGGATAAATAATGGCATTAGGTGGAGGTAAATGGTTGTTCCAAAATAAAAAATTGCCGGGGACGTATATTAATTTTGTAAGTAAAGATAGGGCTAGTATAGATGTGGCTGAACGGGGGGGCAAGTGGAAAGATTTTTCGTGTAAGCGCAGAAGATTTTATAAAATCTTCTCAAGAAATTTTTGGTTATGATTACGGGCATGAAAAAATGAAGCCCTTACGGGATTTATATAAGCATTTAAAAGTAGGATATTTTTATAGATTAAACGGAAATGGCGAAACGGCTAAAAATGATCTCGCAACTGCAAAATACCCCGGAATAAGGGGGAATGACATCACGATTTCCGTGCAAAATGATATAGATAATAGTGATTCATTTATTGTAAAAACGTTCATTAAGACAAATGACGTACTGAAAGTTGTTGACATTCAAAAAAATATTACTAAAGTTAGTGAATTAAAAGATAACGCATTTGTTATCTGGGATAAATCTGTAACGCTTAAAGTGAATGCCGGCAGCACATTAAGTGGAGGGACAAATGGAGCAAGTGTTACTGTTGCAGATTATCAAAAATACATTGAATTAATTGAACCGTATTATTTTAATATTATTGCTTATGCCGGCAGTGATACGACGATTAAAAATTTATTGGTAAATTTCACAAAACGATGCAGAGAAGAAACCGGAAGTAAATTCCAATTAATAGTTCATGGACTTGAAAAAGTAAATTATGAAGGGGTAATAAGTGTCAAGAATGATGTGCTTGATAATTTGTCAAATAAAGGTGAAATTGTATACTGGCTTTGTGGCAAAGAAGCAAGCTGTGCCATAAACGCATCCTGCACAAATGCGTTGTATGATGGGGAATATAAAGTAAAGACATCTTATAAGCAATTTGAGCTTGAGCAATCGTTAGAAAATGGGATGCTTACCTTTCACAATGTAAGTGATTCTGTTGGGGGGAATGTAGTAGGAGATGTGCGAGTTTTAGCTGATATTAATACATTTACTGAATTTACAAAAGAAAAAAATATAGATTTTTCTCTTAATCAGGTAGTAAGAGTATTAGATAATGCAGCATTAGATATAGCAAGAATATTTAATAAAATGTATTTAGGAAAAGTGCAAAATGATGATTCAGGGCG